CAGGAGAAGCTTGAGCATATGAACCGTGTGCTGAATGATCTTCCGGGGACTTTTCATGAAACGCTGTGCTACCTTATGGATCGGTCAGGGATCACGGAGGAATATATGGAAGAGCGCTCCGGCATTTCGGTCAGCACAATTTCTCGCCTTCGCAGGGCAGAAAAGAACAACTACAGTCTGGATCAGGTCATTGTCCTTTGTGTGGCCATGAACCTGCCGCCGTGGCTGTCCTCTGAACTGCTGGCGCAGGCAGGCCTGATGCTCAGACGTTCAAAGCAGCATCGGGCCTACCGCCTGATCCTCGACTGCATGTTCATGGATAAGGTAGAAACCGTACAAAGCTTTCTCAGGGCTTCAGGCTGTGAACCTTTGAAGCTCAAAGCCTGATTATTTTCTCATGAGGTACGCCACCGGATGGCGTGCCTCAAAATTTATTTTTGGAGAGCACGTCATCTTGTGGCGTGCTCTTTTTTGTGTTTTCACGGACTTTTTTGCCTTCTGAGCTCCTGAAAAGGCATTGAAACCGCTTGTTTTCACGCCATTTGGTGGCGTGGTGTTTTTTGCTTCAACAAGGTAGCATTGACTCGTAACCAAGTCCTGCTACCGCAGCCGCTGATCACGGCAAGCTTTTCATCTGTGGAAGCAGGCAGAATTGAATATGCAACGGCTGGATGAAAAGCGCCGCTGCAGACAACGCGAACGGGGATCGTCGCAAAGTCTGTCAGCTTTTTCGCTGTACCATCCAGCCTGTTTTCTCCGTTCGGCTCGACCGAAAGGAGAAAACAATGAAGCAGCGCTACCTCAAGATTGACCGTGAACTGATTCCTGTATCTGAAGAAGTCTATCAGACCGTTACCCGCTGGAAGGAAAATGAACGCTATCGCGCCCGTCGTGACGGCAAATGCGGACAACCCAACTACCACCTTTGCTCAGGTGATTGTGCCACCTGCCCGTGGACACAGGACGGGTACAGAATGCTACCGCTTGCCAAGGTTCTGGGGGCTGAGCTTGAAAATGAAAGCCCTGAGCTCTATGGATCCGCGCCAACGGTAGACGACATCGTTGCGGACCGTCTTTTGCTTGAACAGCTTTATAAGCAGCTGGATCAGCTGGTTCCCGACGGTGCTCGTGTGTTTCAAATGCGGGCCAACAACTACTCGGAACGTGAGATTGCTCAAGCCCTGGGCATCAAGGCCCAGTCTACGCTCAATTACCGCATCAAGAAGATGGACAGCTTCATCCGAGCCCATCGTGAGGAGCTTGAAGATCTGTTTCGCTGATTTTCAAAAAAACTTTGAAACCTTCGTTCAATCGACCACCCATCTTTCCAAAGGTGGTGAGGGGCGCAAGCAATCATCCTCAGAACGGAGGTAAGACAAAAATGGAAGGTACTCGTAAATGCTGCCAGCAGCCTGCGAACCCGGAGGTCATTGCCACTCTGATGGAGATCTCCAACGTAGCAAGGCGACTGGCGATCAATCTGGCCAAACTGACTGAACAGGACAATAGCGAAGGAGGAAATGAACATGAGCAAGATGGCAGAACTGGATGCTGCGGTTGCCGAGCTGCACAGATGCGGCGAAACCCTTATCAGTGTTTCTGAAACCCTGCGCAGCCTGTTCAGTTCCGAGGACGAAAAGGCTGCCGCACCTGAACCCAAACCCCAACCCAAGCCCGTGAAGCTGGAAGAAGTCCGAGCGATTCTCGCCCAGAAGTCCGTTGAGGGGCACACTGCCGAGGTGCAGGCCTTGATCCGGAAGTTCGGTGCTGACAAGCTGTCTCAGGTAGATCCGGCACACTACGCTGCCATGATTCAGGAAGCGGAGGTGCTCTGATGCCGCCCAGCAAGCACGCAATCCTGTCGGCGTCCTCCTCGCATCGTTGGCTGAACTGCAGTCCCTCGGCCCGACTCGAGCTCGAGTTCGAGGATCGGGAAACTGAAGCTGCTGCAGAAGGCACAGCTGCCCATGCGCTGTGCGAACACAAGCTCCGGAGGGCTTTGAAACGCCAGTCCCGCAAGCCCATCTCCAAGTATGATTGTGAGGAAATGGACACCCATACCGACAACTACGTCCAGTTCATTCTGGAGACCATCGCGCAGACCAAGGAACACTGCGCAGACCCGATCATAAACATCGAACAGCGATTGGACTTCAGCTGTTACGTGCCTCACGGCTTCGGCACCGGAGACTGTGTGATCATTGCCGACAAGACGCTTCACATTATTGACTTCAAATACGGTCAGGGTGTGTTGGTCGAAGCTGAGCACAATCCGCAGATGATGCTGTATGCCCTGGGTGCCCTTCGGATCTACGACACCCTCTACGATATTGAGGAAGTGTCGATGACGATCTATCAGCCCCGCCGGGAAAACATCAGCACATGGACGATCTCCGTTGCGGATCTGAAAGCCTGGGCTGAGGATGAGCTCATTCCCAAGGCCAAATTAGCCTACGAAGGCAAAGGCGATTACATTCCCGGCCCCTGGTGCACCTTCTGCAAAGCAGCGGTCAAATGCCGAGCCCGGGCAGAAGAAAAGCTTCGTCTTGCACAGTACGAGTTCGCCATGCCACCCTTGCTCACGGATGCAGAAATCGAGGACATCCTCGACAAACTGTCCGACCTTACCAGTTGGGCCAACGAAATCATCGCCTATGCTCAGGACGCCGCGCTGAATCATGGCAAGCAATGGCGCGGATGGAAGGTGGTCGAAGGCCGCTCCAACCGCAAGTATTCCAACGAGCAGGCTGTGATCGAAGCCGCCAACGAAGCTGGCTATCACGACATTTTCAGGAAAACGCTGCTCCCGCTCACCGAGATGGAAAAGCTCATGGGCAAGCAGAATTTCCAAACCATTCTTGGTGACCTGATCATCAAGCCCGCTGGCAAACCCACGTTAGTTCCTGCGTCGGACAAACGCCCGTCGCTCACCCATGCAAATATCGACTTCAATGAAATTCAGGAGGATTAATCAATATGGCAAAGCAGAATAACACCAAGGTCGTTACCGGCATCGTCCGTCTTTCCTACGCCAACGTCTGGGAACCCAAGTCCATCAACGGCGGCGATCCCAAGTTCAGCTGCTCGATCATCATTCCCAAATCCGACACCGAAACCGTCAACGCCATCCAGGCAGCAATCGACTGTGCCATCAAGGAAGGCATCGGTAAGTTCGGCGGCAAGATTCCCCCGAAGGGCGCACTGAAGCTGCCCCTGCGCGATGGCGATACCGAGCGTGACGATGATGCCTACGCTGGCTGCTACTTCGTCAATGCCAACAGCAAGACCGCACCTCAGATCGTCGACAAGCACGTGCGTCCCATCCTCGACCGCAGCGAAGTGTACTCCGGCGTTTACGCCCACGTCTCTCTGAGCTTCTACGCCTTCAACACCAACGGCAATAAGGGTGTTGCCTGCGGCCTGGGCAACATTCAGAAGGTGCGTGATGGTGAACCCCTCGGTGGCCGCACCAACGCATCCTCCGAGTTTGAAACCCTGGAAGACGAGGACTTCCTCTCCTAAAGTGACAACGAAACAGGCGGCGGAGCGATCTGCCGCCTCGTTTCCTATAGAGGTGTACGATGAGAAACCTTTCTATCGATTTGGAAACCTATAGCAGCGCAGACATCGGCAAATCGGGTGTGTACCGCTATTGCGAAGCGCCAGATTTTGAGGTGCTGCTGTTCGGATACAGTGTGGATGGCGGTCCGGTTCAAGTGGTCGATCTAGCCCGCGGAGAGCAGCTTCCTCCTGGGATCCGAGAGGCTCTGTCTGATCCTTCGGTGATCAAATGGGCCTTCAATGCCAGCTTTGAACGTGTATGTCTGTCCAGGTATCTGGGCTTGCCTTCAGGCACATATCTTGAACCAGATGAATGGCGCTGCTCCATGATCTGGTCTGCCTATCTGGGCCTTCCGCTATCCCTTGCGGGTGTGGGTGCTGTGTTGAAGCTTGAAAAGCAGAAGCTGGAAACCGGCAAAGACCTGATCAGATATTTTTGTCAGCCTTGTGCGCCTACAAAAGCCAACGGCGGCAGAACCCGTAACCGCCCAGCAGATGCTCCGGACAAGTGGGAACTGTTCAAGTCCTATAATCTCCGGGATGTGGAAACGGAAATGGCCGTTCAAGAGAAGCTGGGCAGATTTCCTGTGCCCGATTTCGTGTGGGACGAATACCATCTGGATCAGGAAATCAACGACCGTGGCATCCGTCTGGACATGACAATGGTCAATAACGCCATTGAAATCGACACGCTATCCAAAGCGGAGCTTACGGAGAAGATGCAGCACCTGACTGCACTCGAAAATCCTAACTCTGTGGCTCAGATGAAAGCATGGCTGGCAGAACACGGTATGGAGGTCGAATCCCTCGGCAAAAAAGAAGTGGCTGCCATGCTCAAGGACGCGCCACCGGATCTCGCTGAAGCCCTGATCCTCCGCCAACAGTTGGCTAAAAGCTCCGTCAAAAAGTATCAAGCAATGCAGAACTGTGTTTGCGAGGATGGTCGTGCCCACGGGATGTTCATGTTCTACGGGGCCAATCGGACGGGCAGATTCGCGGGAAGACTGGTGCAGCTGCAGAATTTGCCTCAAAACCACATGAGCGATCTCGAGCAGGCACGTTCGCTGGTTCGGGCCGGTGACTACGACGCTTTGCAGACGCTGTATGATTCTGTCCCCGATGTGCTTTCCGAACTGATTCGCACTGCGTTTATTCCATATGAGGGCGGCAAATTCATCGTTGCAGACTTCTCAGCCATCGAAGCGAGAGTTATCGCCTGGATAGCCGGTGAACAGTGGCGTCTGGATGTCTTCAAACAGGGTGGTGACATCTACTGTGCCAGCGCCAGCCAAATGTTCCACGTCCCTGTCGAGAAGCATGGAATCAATGGGCATTTGCGGCAGAAAGGCAAGATTGCTGAATTGG